AGATAATGATACAATTGATGTAGCTTATGGAACTGGTGTTGTTGTTGATGACACAGAACAAGGCGCTGTTGAAGAAGTAAACGTTAGTGCAGCAAGTGGCGCTGTTACGATAGCTGGCTCACCTGCGGATGATCAGCTTTGTTATTTTAGAATTTATAGAGATGTATCAGATTCAAATGATGATTCTAGTGGAGATGCTAGATTACATGGAATCAAAATATTTTATACTACTGATGCAGCTAATGATGATTAGGAGAAATAAAATATGGCTTTTGGTTATCAAGTTTTAGGTTTTGGATCAGGAGTTTCTGGAGCAGAATTTATGACAGCTACAGGAGGAACAATTACAGATGATGGAGATTATAAAGTTCACACATTTACATCTTCAGGAAATTTTGTAGTTACTAGCATTGGATCAGATGGTACTTATGGAAATAAAGTAGAATACCTAGTAGTAGGTAGTGGCGGTGGCGGAGGTCATACTCATGGAGGCGGAGGCGGTGCTGGAGGATATAGGCATAATTCCGCATATGATAAAGCAGTTACAGCATCTACTTATGCAGTAGTTATAGGTGCAAGAGTTACAGACTTAGATACCGAAGGAAATCTTAGTTCAGCTTTAGGAATTTCAAGTGCAGGCGGTGGCGATGGAGGAGCTGACGCTGTTGGTGGTGATGGTGGATCAGGCGGAGGTGGTTCATCTGGTATACCTGCAACTCCTGCTGCTGGAGGTTCTGGAAATGTTCCAAGTGTAAGTCCATCACAAGGAAATGATGGAGGGCAAGGTCATGGAGGTGGTCCTAATTATGGAGCTGGCGGTGGTGGCGGAGCTGGTGGTTCAGGACCTGATGGTACAAGTTCTACTGGAGCAAATGGTGGAAATGGATCATCAAATGATATTCATGGATCATCTCGTATATACTCTGCTGGAGGTGGTGGACATGGACATCATGGTGCATTTGGATCAGGAGGATCAAGTGATAAAGGTGGATCGGCTGCAAGTGCTGGCACTGGTGGATTTAATGTATCAGGTAATTATGGTGCAGGCGGTGGCGGAGCAAGAGTTAATGCTTCACAAGGTGTTGTTATAATTAGATATAAATTTCAATAAGAATATTATGAGATATTGTAAACTAGACACAGATGGAAAAATACTCAATGTTATTGAAGTAGCAGAAACAGATTGTCAAGATGCAGATGGAAACTTTGATAATAATATAGGTGTTGAATTTTTAGAGAATTTAACTGGGTGGTCATCATGGGTACCAGTTTTAGAGGACAGTGTTGGAAAAGCACAAATAAATGGAACGTGGGATGATACTAATAAAGTTTTTGTTAGTATTAAACGTTTTCCATCTTGGACATTTAATAATTCAACAGGAAAATGGGACCCACCAAAGCCAAAACCTGAATCTGATGATGAAATTAATAAACCTTATATTTGGAACGAAAGCGGCCAAACTTGGTATCAAAAATAAACAGTATTTGGATTGTAGGAGGCGGAACATCTGGAGCCTCAGTTGCGTGTGTACTTAAAAAAACTTTTCCAAAAAAAGATATTAGAATTTTAGAAGGCAGAGATATTCCAACTATAGGAGTTGGAGAAAGCACATTAGGACATATTAATAATTTTTTACAATTTTTAAATATACAAGATAAAGATTTTATGAAGAGGTGTGATGCTTCTTATAAATTAAGTATAAGATTTGAAAATTGGTTAAATAAAGATAGTGGTAGTTTTCATTATCCTTTTGGTAATGCTTACTACGATAAAGTAATTAATAATTATAATTATTGGTATTATAGAAAATTTTTAAATCCAAAAATACCTAATACCGATTTTGCTGATTGTATGTTTCCACAAATGGCATTAGTTAATAAAAATAAAATTTGTGAACAAGATGGCGTTTTTCCACATTGGACTATGAAAAGAGATTGCGCCTATCATTTCGATGCTACTAAATTTGGCATTTTATTAAAAGAAAAATTTAGAGAATTAGGTGGAAGAATACTTGTAGAAAACATTGTTAATGTTCAAAGAAATGAAGATGGTAGTATTAAGCAATTAGATTTAGATACAAAAAATTCAGTAAAAGGAGACCTGTATATAGATTGCACTGGTTTTAAATCTTTATTGTTAGACAAAACAATGAAAGAACCATTTGAAAGTTATGAAGATATACTTCCTAACAATTCAGCATGGGCAACTAAACAACCTTATAAAAATAAAAGAAAAGAACTGGTTGGTTATACTAATTGCAAAGCTGTTGAAAATGGCTGGATATGGAGTATTCCCTTATGGTCAAGAATGGGTACTGGGTATGTTTATTCAAATAAATATATTAATGATGATGATGCTCTTAAACAATTCCAAAATTATTTAGGCACAGAAGATTTAGAGTTTAAAAAATTAAAAATGAGAATTGGCATACATAAAAGACTATGGGTTCAAAATGTATGTGCTATTGGTTTATCGTCTGGGTTTATTGAACCTTTAGAAAGTAATGGTTTATTAACCCTTCATCATTTTATACAAAATTTAATTCCTATTTTAAAAAAAGAAATAGTTAATGAATTTGCAAAACAACATTATAACATGGCTTGTAGAAGAATGTTTAGAGGTTTTGCTGAATTTGTGGCAATGCACTATGCGTTATCAAACAGGACAGATACAGAATATTGGAGAGATATTCAAAAAAGAAATTACAAAATAGAAGAAAAATTTCTTGACAATTCTGATTTTCAATTAGCTTTTAGAAATAAAATGGAAGCTAATTATTGGCATCCTACAGGAGGTATTCCTTGTATTGCAACTGGAATGGATTGGTTTCCCACTACACTTGAAACAATACAATATGCTCATTTACAAACCAATACTGAATATTGGAAAAAAGAATGGTCTGAAGTTTCAAAACATTTTGAAAAAAGAAAACGAAAATTTAAAAAGTTAGCTAAGTCTTGTCCCACTCTTTATGATTATTTAAAAGAAAATATTTATAACAATGATGATGCTAAAGCATAACTATTATTATTTTCCAAAAGCAATTCCTATTCAAACTTGTAAAAAGATTTTAACAAAAGGTCGACAAAAAATAGTAGAAGAAGCTACTACTGGTGGAGGAATTAAGAATAAAGCTAAAAGAAACTGTAAAGTTGCTTGGATAAGTGATAAGTGGATTTACAATATTATCAATCCCTTTATTCATACAGCTAATAGAGAAGCAAATTGGAATTTTCAATGGGATTGGAATGAACCTTCACAGTTTACAATCTATAAAAAAGGACATTTTTATGGATGGCATACCGATCAAATCGTTCATTCTAGTAAACATAAAAGCAAAAATATTAATGGAAAAACAAGAAAATTATCTCTTACTTTACAATTAACAGACAAAACAAAATATGAAGGTGGAGATTTGCAATTTGGCTGGATAGATGTTAGAAAGAAAAATCTATTAAATATAGTAACAGTTAATGAAGCAAAAGAGATAGGCACAATTATAGTTTTTCCTTCTTTTATCAATCATCAAGTTACACCTATCACTAAAGGAAAAAGAGAAAGTTTAGTTAATTGGAGTATAGGATCATCTTTCCAATAATATAATAAAGGAGAGGCCTGTGGGCAAGTATTTCTTCATTATAATAATGCTGATAGACCCTTTGCAAATCAAAATTTGTATGCTAGAAGACCTATATTAGTGTTCTAAAATTAGGGAATAAATAATATAATGTTTTTCTATGCTACAGAAAATTAACATAGCTCCAGGATTTAATAAACAAGTTACCGCAACCGGTGGCGAAGGCCAATGGGTAAGTGGTGACTATGTACGATTTCGTTATGGCTCTCCTGAGAAAATAGGGGGCTGGTCTCAATTAGGGGATAAAACGATTACAGGACGAAACACGGCTTTACACCATTTCGTTAATGCAAGCGGTATTAAGTATGCTGCTTTAGGCACAAACCGATTTTTATATATCTATTCTGGAGGAGCTTTTTATGATATAACTCCTATCAAAAGTACGACAACTTTAACTAATGCTTTTACAACAACCAATGGATCAACATCTGTCACGATCACGTTTGCAAGTTCTCACGGAATTAGCAAAGGGGATATTGTTCTTTTGGATAGTTTTACTGCTATTACCGATTCTGATTTTAGTTCTGGTAGTTTTGACGATTACAATTTCATGGTCACAACCGTACCATCCGCTACAACGATTACGGTCACGATGGGATCAGCAGAAA